TTTATAAATACTGTCTTTTTATCAAGAAATTATGCATGTTTTATATCCTTGTTAAAATTACATGTTTTATAAATATTGTCTTTTTAGTGTAAATACATGTGTTTTATAAATATTGTCTTTTTATCAAGAAATTATGCACCATCACCCAAAACTGGTGTTCTTATATCTTTTAACTTTTCTCCAACAGACAACCTAATTGGACAATCACCACAACTATCATTCATGGCATTTTTTATTTGCTTGACAATAGCATAAACTTGTTTGATATTTAATGTGTTAGATGATTTTGTTTCAGCATCTGTTATCCTTACAAATAATCTGCTCAAAGTTTCTAATAATGAAACAAGCACTTTTGCTTCAGGTGAAACAATAGGTGTTCCAAATCTATCTTCAGTGACAAATATGTTCTCATCACCTTCTAATCTTTCAGCAAGAACTTCTATGAACTTGCCCATCATTGTTTTAGCAACAGCCAACTCAGCATATATGTCCACCAATGCTGGATCATTAACCATCTTATCATATTCAACTTTTAATGTTGATTTTAGTTTCTCTGAATATAATCCATGTGTAATGGATCTGCCTGCCCTGCCACCATGTAAATAACATCTGCCCTCATGTAAATGATCAGTGTTGAAGCCCGCAGGCATTCTGCAATACCCGCTGGGTGTTCTGGCGTTACACATCTTATCTGAATTTTTAATAGGTAGCGAATCAATCAATTGTTTAGCTTCTGGTGACCTGTTAGGCATATATATCACTTATTTTTTTATTTGATAAATTTAACCACAAAGCATTTGCTGCTTTTCTTGCTCTTTCACTTCTTTGTTCTGGTGTCATATTTTTATTTTGATTTAATGCAAATTTTCTCATTCTTTCACTTCTTTGTTTTCTTTTTTCATCAGTTAAAGATTCAATAAATGCTTTTGCACCAATTTTTGCCTTTTCTATTTTTTCTTGTTGTGTAAGTTTATTCATAGATGCTATTCCACCCATGACAACCAATTTTACTTTATCACAATCATCCATTTTATTCCACTGATTTTTACCTGCTTTTCTATGTTTTTCTTTTACAATTTCACTTTGATGTTTACCAAAACAAGGATGTTGTTCACCAAATCCTAATGTATTACCACCAATATGTAAATTATATCCAATCATCTCATCAGTTGAATTAAATTCCTTAATATAAAACTTTTCTGCTTCATCAGCATCAACTTGACAATCACATTCCATTATAATTTCTTTAATAAAATTTTCTTTACCATATTTTTTAATTGCCTTTTTTATATAATTTCCACTGCCCCAATAACTATCAAATTGTACACCTATTCTAACTGTTTGACCAATATAAATTTTACCATTTATCACATTTGTTATCTTATAAATCTTGATGATATTTGGCATGTTATCCATTGTAGGTTTTGAAAAAATATTTCTTTTGTACTCTTGTCCAATTCTTATCTGTCCACCACTTAGACACCCATATGTTGTTATTCCTGTCTGCTCTCAATTGACTAATTGGCACCCAAATATACTGTAATAAATCATCACCCTTTATTAGCTTAAATGCTTTGTCAGATTTGGATAAAACAATTACATCTACATGCAACAAGGTAAAATCATAAACATTACTTGATAGTGGTTCCAAGTGTTTAGCATCCAATTCCTTTTGGCTTGCTAAATTTTGTTTTTGATTCTCATCACTATTCATAACAATTCCTATAAACATTGTTAATACTACAATAAATGCCATCAACACATATAAACATCCATTATCACTATTATCTGTGTATTCATCATTGATATATTTATCAACATCACTCATCACTATGTCTTAACATCTCTTTATTACACCAATATCCATTTGACATCCAATATTTAGTAACACCAGTTGTTGGATCAGGTTCAATTTTCACAATCTCTTCAATTGTTTTTCCACCCATAAATTCATCACCAAATGCTCTTGTAATGGCTTCACTTCTTTTTACCTTGTCACCAACACTAAATACACCAGCAAACTTTATATCTTTGGTTGATATCTTACTCACAATGAACACTCACAATTCCTAACTTCTTCAGCCTTGTCTTCAATTATTGATTTTCTAAGTTCTGCTATTACAAAGTGCTTCATTATTCCTAAGATAAATTTGTCATCACCATCACTTAAATTTACTGAATAATTATCAGTAATAAAAAATGATTGAATAGTTTCACCTTTTGGGATGTCACATTTTTCAATTGATGCATTGAAATCACCCTTCATTCTTTCAAAATATTCTTTTGACTTTGTTTTCAATTCATCAAGTGAACTTTCTATTTCATGGTGACTTTCAATATATTCCAACAGTTGAGCCTCTGTTTCATATTCACATACTTCTGTCTCATCATCATGCTCAACTGTTGTATCAATACTTTCCAAATCTGAAATCCAGCTTTCCAATGCTTCAATTCTTTCTTGTAGTATTTGACCACTGTCTGAATCCTGTAATTGTTCAGGCATGTTGTCTAACTTTTCTTGAGTGCCATCCAACAACTCTTGAATTTCACTAACTATTTCTTGAATGTCATCTTCAAAATTTTCCCAACCAAATTCCTTTTCACTGATACTCTCTTGAATACCATAATAAGTGGAAAGAAATTCAGATTGAGTCAACTGACTTTGTTTTGGTGGTGTTTTAGAAATGTATTTGTGTGGATTAAAATTGAACTGCCACCAATAATATGATTCACCCTTTTTTACCAATAACTCATCATCTTTGTTCTCTGGTATGCTTCGATCTAATTTGAAGCCTTGTTTATTATCAGCTTTTGTTCTGGTTCCATATCTGTAAATGTCTGTTCTTGCTGATTTTACAAAATTTGATTTTGCCATCTTATTTACCTGCCTGTTTAATAAGTTCTAAATAATCAACACAATATTTTATTTGTCCAATTGGTGCTTTAACTGATACACCAGATGATCCCATGCCTTTTCTTTTGCCTGTAATTCCACAAGCCTTACAATAATATGTATCACTACCATCTTTATTTGAAAATAAATTCTTTTTTTCAAATCTGTGAATACTACCAAGTGAAACATAATCTGTTTCAACTTTCTTTAGTTCCTTAATCTGTTTTGGTGTAAGATTTTGATATTGAACATTAACAGATATATCAATCAATTCAACAATTTCTCTTTTATCATAATCTTCAGCAAATTGATTGTATTTGTCCAATTGTTTATTGACTTCATCAATTGCTGTAATAGCTGATGTTACAGTAAATGGTTCACACCATGGTTGTTCATATTTATTTTTTACCTTAACTACAACTGTTCTCATATTTAATCCACATATGGGTGTTGTAAATATACAATTTTTGATTTCAATGTTGGCTTAACAACTTTAATTGTTAATATATATTCATCCACACCTTTTTTTGAATCAAACAGCTTCTTACATTCTCTTTTGTTTTTAGCATTTATCAAATAAACACCATCTGATATTTGATATTTTTCTTTTTTAATAGCTGATTCAATCAAATATAATTTTGTTCTCATATCATTGCCTGTTTTTTCCTAATATACAAGTGTCATATGACATCTTCACTATCAACATAAATTTTTTCTTTTTTCTGTATATTTGATTTGCACTCACATCCAAGTTCTAATTGATCCTGAAATTCTTTCCACATGCCAATTTTAATTTCATGCCATCTGCCCAACACTGTTTTCCTTGTTATAAACATGTGCTCATTGAATTTTTCCCTTTTCTTTTTGCTTTCTCTATACAACAACTGTCTTATGTCATTGAAATTAAATCCTGTTCTAAAATCAGAATATTTAATTTCACAGTCACACAATTTATATCCTTTTGCTGTTCTCTTGTGGCTTAATTTTGTACACTGTCTTAACTAATAATGCACCAGCAAATGGTGTTGGTTTTATTACAACAATTCTTATGCCCTTGCCTTCAATCCATTTCACATCAAATCCTTCATCCAATACATTACCTGTAAATAATACATTCTTAAATACACTGACTGATATGTTATCTGTCTTCAACTTATCTTGTGCATGTCTTGTTACAGCAACATTTCCTAATCTGTCAACATTAGGAAAATAAAATGGATTATTATTTACCATTTTCTTTGAGCACCATCAGGTTCATGTGATATTTTTCCCAACTTTCCACTTTTTTCTTGTTGATCTCTCCACTCATATGCCTTTTTTTCCATGTCTGCTTTTCTCTTTGTAAATTCTGTATCTATTGTCTTTGATGTGTTAATAGCACCAATGGCTTCACTATCTGGCAAGGCATCTTTGGTTGAAAAATACTTATTACAATTAGAACATATAACACCAACTGTAGAAACTGATAATGTTCTGGAATATCTACAATTTGGACACACAAATGTAGCTGTTTTAACACTGGCTTTTGTAAGCTCAAGTGGTGCCCTTAAATCTGAGTCAAAATTCATTTTGTTCAATCCTTATTTCTGAAATTTTAGTTCCAAATTCCTTGAATGATTTAATTGTTAATGTTAATGATTTGTTTAGCCCTTGAAATGATTTTCCAAGTTGTTCGATCTTAATTGATGATAATTTTAATGCTGTTTCCAAATCCTTCAATTCAAGTTTAATTGGTGGTGGCATTGGTTTACCATCTGTTATCATCCAATTGTAAACATCCTTGCCTAACTTATCTTGAATTTTTAAGTTGTGTTGGTGTATTCTGATTGTTAATATTACAAACTTAATAACAACAATCAACATAACAATCAACAATAAAATTATTCCATTATTCATTATAATTCCAATTTTAATTGACCTAAATCAGATTTCAAAATTCTTTCCACTTTAACATCTGAATTTTCTTTAATATACACGTGTAATTCCTTATCACCAATCCAATTAAATTTATCCAACACCCAAGTGGATTTATTTATTGTTTCAACTCCAGCCATATTCTTTCCTGCTGATACATAAATCATAAGTTTTTGTTCACCCTCACCTGTTATAATATCTTTGACTGGATCCAAGAAACAGCTTTTATCACATGTTGGACATATATCTTGTTTGCCTAAATCCAATTCACCACCACAATGTTCACACTTTACAATTATTTTTTCCTTGTTTTCCATCTTAGTTCCTTTTTAATATGCTGGATTTGTTCTTTCAAATGTTGCAAGCAACAATAATGTTACAATATTTGCTTCTTTTCTAATTATTTCACCCAATTTTTGTTTAGAATTATTTTGTAATTTATACAGAACTAACCAAAATTCACTAAGTGATATCTGATTGGTTTCATAATCAACCACTGCTTTTCTAACTTCTATTTCAACAGACATCTTTAGTTCCTATTTGTTTACAAAAATTTTATACAACTGACTGTATTTTCTTACATGTAAAATAGCACCAATGCTATCTGCTATATGTTCAAATTTATCCTTTGTTTTTGGAAAGTTAGCATTTGACATTGCTTTCCTGATCCTATTCATTATTTCATCCTTGCTGGCTGTTTTCTTACCAGTAACTGCTATTTTTACATCATTTGGTGTAACATATTCCACAGCAATGTTTTTTAATGTTACAAATGTTACTATTGCACCAGTGATAAGTGCCATTGCTCTCAATGCTCTTGCACCTTGTGCACCAGCACTGGGCAATTCTATGACACAATATATCTCACCATCATAACAACCATTATCTGAAAGAAATTTGTCCAAATCTAATATCAACTTCATTATCCTATCAGCATCATCATCTGCAATCCTAACTTGATGTTTTTTTTCTCTTTTTTCTGTTATGAATGTATCTCCATTCAAATAGTTTAATTTTCCTTTATTTGACTTAAAAATAGAAACACCAGTATGTGTAAATCCAGCATCTATACCAATTAAATATTTTTCAAGCATTGTTGTCTTTCCCTTCTAATTTTCCAAATATTTTTTGCTATATCACTTCTTTGTTCTGGTGTAAAATTTTTCCATGCCTTGCCTGCTCTAACACTTTTTTGTTCATCAGTCAAACCATTCCAACTTGATTTTGCTCTTTCAATTCTTTGCTCAAATGTTCCTGACATAGATGCTTTAATTGATCTTTCAACTCTTTGTTTTTTAGTAAATTTCAACAACAATGTCTTTCTTATTCTTTTTTTAGAAACCAATGTATGCTTTTTACCCAAAAAACTTTGATTATTTTTATTAGCACTTCCAATTTTTATTTTAGTTTCAACACTTAAATGTTTTCCATATGATGGGTGTTTTTCACCACCAATATTATTACCACCATATAAAATATTGTATCCTATTTTTTTGTCTGTTGAATTAAATTCAGAAATATAAAATTGCTCTGCTTCATTGGCATCTTCCTGACAATCACACTCCAATAAAATTTCTTTTGCAAAATTTTCTTTACCATATTTTTTAACAGCTTTTGAAATTAACAATCCACCACCATAATATCTTTTCCAATTATAATTACACATTCTTGTTTGGCCAATATAAATTTTACCATTCAACAAATTAGTTATCTTATAAATTTTAATAATCATTACCATTCATCTTTTATCCAATGAATGTGTTTTCAAACAAGCGTGTCCAAATACTGTTGTAACAGCAACATCAATCAATTCATCAGCAAAAGCTATTTCATCATTGGCTCTCATTTCATCTTCAACTTCACCAACCTCTTCCATCATAACACCGTATATTTCGTGTGTTGAAGCAAATGATCCATATCCTTTTTTGTCTAATCTTTTTAACAATGCTGTTCTTAATACATCCAGTGATTTGTCAACATCTTCCATTGTCATAATTGGTCTATTCACTTTATTTTCTCCATATTTAATTTTTCAAAATAAACACCGCAATCATCATATTCACATTGCACTGATTGAGTTTTTATCAGGCTTGGTTTCTTTCTAAAATCATTGTATGTTATGTTTTCTTTTCTACAAATTGGACAAATCCAATGAAGTGAATCACCTTTTAAGTTCCATTCATACACAATACTATGGTTGAATGGTTTATCACTTTGATTCCAAACCAATCCTAACAACATGTTTGCATCTACTTGTAGTGCTACACATATATTTTTTAATACATTTATTGGTGGAAACTGATAAACACCAGCACCCTTAACAGTTTCATATCTTTGTATTTGTTGTTCTGTCTTTCCAACCTTTATTCCCAGCTGTTTCCTTGATAAGTTCATTTGGTGTCTTATCTTTTTGAGAATTATAGGAAATGAATGTTCATTTACAATTTCAAGTTTCTTAAATTTTTTCATGCTATCATTTTTTGAATTTGTAATGTTGAAATATTGTTTTTCTTTTGTACATGTACAACTTCTTCAAATTCATTATCAATGTCCTTAACATGGCTTATTGCCCATATTTTTCTACCAGCATATTCACTTCTCAACATCTCTAATAATATCAACCTGCTTTCACTATCTATGCTTGAAAATTTCTCATCTAAAATAAGAAAGTTCACTTGTTTTCCACTTCTTATGGATGCTAATTTATTTAATGCCAAATAAACACTTATGCTCATCTTATTTCTCTCACCACCACTCCAGCCTTCATATGTTCTTTCAACACCATTTTCATAATCATTGATATTTACATCAAGTTTATTTGTCACCTTATCTGGGTCAATAATAAATGACATCATCTTACCAGGCAATATCTGGCTTAAATATTTATTTGTTTCAATTTCAATAAATGGTATGACCTCACTAATCATCTTGACCTTGATTTTAGGCAGTGCTGATGACCAAAAGTGTTTTATTTTATAATCATCTTCAATGTGTTTCTTTGATTCTTCAAGTGCTTTTATTTTCTTAACATTATCATAATACCTCTGAATTTGAACTTTCAGCACTGATGTATCCTTTTCAATGTCTAATCTTTTTTGTTCAAGTTGAGAATATTTCTCAGTGTATTTCACCATGTGATTCAAATCAAATTCCTTGTAGTATGACAAATCATCCCTAACATTTGAAATTTTATTTTTAATGCTTTCTAACTGTTCAACACCAGATGCTTTGTAATCATTGTATTGCTTTTGATAATCTTTTATTGTTTCACTTCTTTGCTTTATCTCTTTCAGCTTATTTTTACAGTCAACCATTTGTCCATTAATTGAATTTAATTCAGACAATTTTCTTTCCAATTCATCTCTGGCAATTAGCTTGTTTCTAAGCATGGATTGTATTTTGTCATACCTTTTCTTGTACAAATCTATATTAGCATCAATTTCAGCAATCCTGTTGGAAATATGCTGTAAATTTTTCTTAGTCACTTCATTATGACATGTGGGGCATTCAGTACCTTCTAATTCATACACAGATTGGAATATTTTTTTATCAGCAACCAAATACTCTATCTTTGACTCAGCTTTATTTGATTTTTTATTTAATTCATCAATTTCAGCTTTTAAGATAGAATATTTTTTATTGATTTCATTAACACCAACCAATTTTTCACTAAACATCCTAATCTTTTCATTCAATTCTGGTGAATTATCTTTTTTAAGCCTTAAATTTTGAATTGAACTTTTAATTTTTAACAGTGTATTTTTATGATGTTCTAAGTGTGTGTTATAAGTTTCTTTCAATTCAGATATTTTATTTGTCAATGAATTTTTATCCCTCAAAGCATCTAAATATTGACTGACTATAACTAAATCATCAACAACTTTATTTATTCCTGCTATATTCATTTTTTTAATTGACTGAAGTTTCTTTATGTTTGTATTATTAACATCTTCAGTCAATGATAACATTTGACCTTTATAATTTTCAATGTCATATGACATTGTTTTAATATCCTTGTCAACAAGTTCCTTAACTTTATCCAAGTGTGCTAAATCTAATATGTCAGCAACAATTTGTATTCTTTCAGAACTTTCACTTGTTAAAAATCTGCCAACATCACCTTGTGTAAAATAAGCAATGTTAAGGAATGTTTTCATGTTCATTCCTAATAATTGCTCAACATATTTACTTACCATGTCATTTGTTCTAAATGATATTGGCTTTTCATCATCACCATTGAAAATAGACAATCCTTTGCCTCTGCCTGCTTTTCTTTCTATTCTATAAACATTGCCATCATCCATCTTAATCCAGACAACACCTTTACCAGATTTTGGTTTGTCAGGAACATCTCTCAAAATTCCTTTGTATTTCTTTCTTGCTGTGCTTCCATAAATTATCCAACATAAAATATCAAACAAGCTTGATTTACCTGAAGCATTGACACCTTTGAATAAAGTGAAATTTAATTCATTAAATGGTATTTCAACATGTTTATATGAAAATAAATTCTCATAAATGCCTTTTATGACATCCATTTTTAGTTCACCATACTTTTATCTGTACAAATTATTGATTTATTATCTATTTTTATGTCACATACTAAAATATCAGATAATACAACATCACCAATCTGAACCATATTATCATCCACTTTTATTCCTATGAACTCAATGATATGTATATTCATTGACTCATCTCTGTATTCTGCTTTTATGTTTACATTTCCTTCATCAAGTGCTTTTTGAAATTTATCCTTTACCAATCCTTGTTTAACCATAGCATCAAATGTTTTAATTTTATTTTCCAACACTTGAAAATCTATTGACTGTTTCAATTGTTCTATTTCTTTCCATAAGCTAAATTTGGGTTCATTATTTTTCATTTATCAATATTTTTTCTATGTAATTTTTATAATTTGTATCAGTTATTCCTTGTTGTTCTAAATACATCATACAAGCAGAATGAACATCTAAATTCAAATTCATATCTGATGTGTCAATATTCCCTTCAGCTGTTTTTATAACATTGTTAATTATTTTTATCTGTACATCATTTGCTCCACTCTTTAACAAGTGAAGTTTCAGTGTGTTAAGTTTCTCACCTATTCCTATTTCACCAGACACAAATATTTTGATGTATGAATTTTTTATTTTCTTTCCATCAATTGATTCAATACTTTCTGTTGTAAATTCACCAATTGATTCATATTTCAATTCCATCTCTATAAATTCATCATCAGGCAAATTTACCCTTTTAACATCAAATGTGGTGTTGTGAATTCCATCACCTATTTGTACAAAATTAAATGACCTTTTATCATGTCTTTCATCCCAAACTGTCTTAACTATTGAACCACTATAATACACATTTGGCATAACTTCTTGATATTTATGAAAATCACCTAATGCAACATAATCCCAACCAGATAAAATCTTTTTTGTTATCTTTGTTCTTTTCATCTCATATCCACTGTTGGTTGATGCACCATCAACAGCACAATGAGTTATTAACACATTTGGTTTTGAATTACTTTTTAAGCCTCTTGATTCAACCAAAACTTCAGCCATATTATTTTGCCATGGTACATAAACAACACAAGTTCCTTTTATGTCTTCAGTGTATATGGTTGATTGATTTTCTTTCAAAGGAAAAAAAGCAAGCATTGGATAATCACTATCAAATGAATTCAATTCAGCTAAATTTTTCAAACTTTCAAAAGCATAATTTATTCCATCAGTGTCATGATTCCCTGTTATAAATCTAACAGCAACACCATTCTTTATGGCCAATTTTATAAACCACACTAAAATCTTTAATAATTTTTCACTTGGATTGTACACATGAAAAATATCACCTGCTACAAATATAACATCAATTTCATTTTTTACAGCATATTTTATCATCAATTTCAAGTTAGTTTTTAGCTGTAATAACTTAGAATTGTTTACACTATATTTGTGCTGTTCATATATATGCCAATCAGCAGTATGTATGAATTTGAAAATCATGCTGAAACTTTCTCTGATGCTTTTAACTTTTCACCACAATACAAAGTTCCTTCAACATTCTCATTTTCAACATTATAAAATCCAAAAAACTTAAACAACATGTCCAAATATTCATCAGTGTGTATTGATATTTTTTCATCCCTTAGAAGTTCCCAATGTTTATTAGGTATTTGAACCCAATTATCATCACCATATTTCAATATGTAATTTTGAATAATTGTTATATCAGATTGATTCTGATTCATATAAATTGGACACTCATTAACATCTTTAGCACACTTAATAATTGAACCATAATTGTTTTCTTTTTTGTAATGTTCCCTAACAGGGCAGGTACATTCTGAAAATTTAGATGACTCACCCTTTTTTCCTAAATTGTCATAATAAAATTTACAGTTGACATTACCTTGTTTGAATATTGGTGACCCAAATATATTGTTCTGTTTAATTTTTTCCATCACATTCCTTCAGCCCTTAGTTTTTGAATAATACTTACCAACCAATTTTTTTGTCCTACACTTAATTGGCTGGCATCCATATCTTGAATGTCTTTCACAAATTTCTCAGAACTTTTCCACCATTGACTATCTTTTTCATCACTTCTATCAATCATCACTGATATGGATGCCAACACTGTATTTGTTATCTTGTATTTTGTTTTAACTTTCATTGTCTTCCAATAATTGAATTGAAGATTGAATTGATTCAATCAATCCTGTTTTTATCCTAAAATCTGAAATTTCATCTTTCACCAATTGTAATTTAGCATTAAATCTACTAATGGCATCTGTTCCTAAATAGCTGATAATAACATCTTCAACCAACTTTCTTGCTTCAATAGGTTTGGGCATAATAGCATTTGCTTCACATTTTCTTGTACCAAACTGCTTAATGTATTGTTTTACATATGGTAATTTATGATTTTTGTGGGTTGGTGAAGCCAAATTTTTTCCACTGCCTGTTATCAAATTATCTATCCATGTCAGTTTATTAGCTTGTATAAAATCATAGTTCAATCCAAATCTATCTATAATCAAATCATCTGGGTTGTAACCTCTCAATCCATCACTCCATTGTACTCCAGCCAAATCAGTAAGATTATTCATTATGAAATCTGAAATCCTTAATCCATCTGGGTCATGGTCACCACAATACAATAATACACACTTCATACCTCTGTTTTCAGCTTCTTTGAACCTTCTTGAATATTCAGCCCTTTGAAGCATACTGCTCCAACCCTTAGAATTGGCAATTGGGATATGATATTTTTCACATACTGGTGTAAATAATGTTTTCAAATCTATCTTTTCAACAACCATTTGAATATAATACTCTTCACCATCATGCCAATCTGGTGTGTACCATCTTTCACAATACAAGGCTGATTCTAAATATCCCTTCAGCCACTGCAATGGTGTGTCTTTGGTGGTTACATACACTGAATCAAATTCCCTTGATGGTTCTTCAGCAACAAAGTCAATTGGTAATATTCCAAACTTTCTACATCTGTTGATAATATTTTCAACCTTGTCAAATCCATCCTTGTTCACCATTCTTTCTGATTCCAATAAATAACACCAACCTCTTGATGACACCTTGTATCCTATATTTTCAGCATATGGAATTATCCATTCAGCAAATTCATATAAATCACTTTTGGTGAATGGTTTACTAAAATCAATCATTTTATATCTCCAGTCAAATATACTTTTTTATTCAGTTCATTTATTTTATCCAATGCCTTTTGGCTCAATTTATATTTGGTTGCTCTACAGCCATTTAATTCAACATCAAATATATCTAACTGTTTAACAAATTTACATGCCTGTGAATTACTTGAACCCAATGAATATTGAAGTTCTAAATCAGGCATTGTTATTTCACCAGTTTTTGATTTACTAATCTTGATGACCAAAAATAAAGCCATCAAAATAACCTTTGGTTGAATTCTTTCTTCAACTGTAAATTCCTGTAATAAATATAAAATGAACCAATACATTTTATTATTCCTTTACTCTTGGATGATATTCTTTACCTGTTTTGACCTTGTATTCTGATACAAGATGATTGTAGTGTTTGGAATTATCTTGGTGTACAGTTTTTAATCTTTTGATTTCAGCTTTCAACATATCAACTGTATATTGATTGACTTTAATCTTTTTGTGTGTTTTTTTCTTTTCTCATTTCATTCTCCAAATAATTTTTTTCTCAATAGAATATACAATTTGTCATCATCAATCATCCTTTGTCTCAGTTTCTCTTTACCTTGAGCAATATTCTTATCAGCCAACTGATACCATGCTCCACTTTTTGTTAATATTCCATATTCAACAGCCAAATCTATCATCTCTGAATGTATGTCTATTCCTGTACCAAATCTAATATCAAATTCAGCTTTCTTAAATGGTGGTGAAACTTTAGATTTGACAACAGTGACTTTTGTTTTGTTACCTATATTGTCTTCACCATCTTTAACAGCACCAATCCTTCTGATGTCTAATCTCATGGATGCATAAAATTTCAAAGCATTGCCACCAGTGGTTGTTTCAGGATTGCCAAACATCACACCAATCTTACTTCTGATTTGGTTGATAAATATGACTGCTGTGTTACTTTTCTGAATCTTACTTGTTAATATCCTTAATGACTGACTCATCATTCTTGCTTGAAGTGCCATATGAGCATCACCTATCTCACCATCAATTTCTGCCTTAGGCACCAATGCTGCCACTGAATCTATTATGATGACACCTAAATCTCCAGTTTCAATTAACTTGCTTGCTATGTCCAATGCTTGTTCTCCCCAATCTGGCTGACTTAATAAAACTGAATCCATATCAACACCTATGTTCTGAGCATATTCAGTGTCCAAAGCATGTTCAGCATCAATAAAAGCACACAATTGACCTAACTTTTGTGCTTCAGCTATTATATGAAGACACAATGTTGTTTTTCCACTGCTTTCTGGTCCAAATATTTCTGTAATTCTGCCTTGTGGTATGCCACCAATGCCTGTTGCTATATTGAGCAAATATGATCCTGTACTAATTGCGTTCACCGATATTTTATCAGCATTACCATACTGAAACAAAGTTCCTTTACCATACAATTTTTCGATCTGGCTCAAAGCATTAGCAAGTTTTGAACTTGATTTAATATCCTTCATTTTTAATCCTTTTTGTTTACTCTAATATACAATCATGTAACATTAAAAAAGGTGTCATTGCTGACACCTTTTATGTTATTATGAATAAATAATCAATTATTTTTTCTTGCCTGGCACTGCTGGTTTTGATGGAACAGATGGTTTTTTGGGTGCTGGTTTAACTGGTTCTGGTTCATCTTCCAAATCATCCAAATCAGATAAATCATCCAACTCATCATCAACTGTTTCTTCAGCCACAGTTTCTTCAACAACTTCTTCAGGAACTTCTTCAACAGTTTCTTCAACTTCTGATTCAGCAGACATTTCAGCAATTTTAGCCCTGATGGCATCTCTGATCTGATCATCTGTCCAGTTTTTGTACACTGTTATTCCTAATTCATATTGCTTATTATATCCAAGCAACTCTTTTCTATCCATATCATCAAATCCATCACCAGTTTCTTCAGGAACTTCTTCAACAGTTTCTTCATCAACAGGCAATTCTTCAGTGATATCATCAACATCTTGATTTTCATCAGTTACATCATCAGTTGTTCCATCATATTCTTCACCTAAATACTCATAAACAGCATCAAGTGATGTTTCTTCAATCAGAGCATCTAAATCTACATCACCAGTTAAATTTGCTGGCAGTGGTGTGGCTTTTGGTGATGGCATAACATTGTATTCAGTTTTTAGCTTTTCACCTGTTTTTGTTATCTTTATATTGATTTCATCAATACTTGGAAATTCAGAATCAGATTGAATTGCCGCAAGTTGTTTGAATATGGATGGGCCAATTTCAAACAATTTAACTTCTGTGTCCATAACAGTTTTGACACCAGTGGCTGATTTTACTTTCTTGCCCTGAATAGCTTTGAAATAATATCTGTGACTCACATTTAAGTCAGGTATTTTTTCAAATAATACTGCATATTTTTGCTTGTTTTCTGAAGGATTCATGCCCATGCTGACTCTTTTTGTATTCCCTTCAGTGTCTTCAATATAAGCAACAAAATTTTCAGTGAAAACAGGGTCAATAATTCTAACTGTATTTTCACCCTTTTCCAGTGCAATTCTGGTTATATTGCCAACATCTGCTCTTTCTGCTGCATCAGCATACATCTGATTCAGCTGTTCCTTAGTCATCTTTGGTGTTGACTTTGGGGCAGGCACTGCTGGTTTTTTTGGTGGTGTTGGTGCTTGCTTTGCCATTATTCTTTCACCTCAAGTGACTGTTTTCTAATTGTTACAAACATTGCTTTCATTTCCTGCAATGTTTTTCTTAATCTAACACCTGCTGATTTGTTTCCTTTACCAAAACATTTTTCAGCGTCTGGTGTAACATCTTCCAACATCTTCTTTAGATTGTTGAAATTTTCAATTCCTGTTGGCTCAGGTGCTTTTGCTTTTGCCATGGTCATAGTTCCTTATGTTTGTTTATGATACTGTTAATTAAGATTGTTTATTTGGTTTGTTTTTATTCCTATAAATTAGCAAATTGTTATCAATCATGCTTCTAACCAATGAACCCAAGCTGATGAACATGTCTTTCCTTTGTTCAAATGCCTTAACTATTGTTTCAACAGTGGCTGTTTGTTCTTCAATTTCATCCAATTCACCATGATATTCATTGTACTCTTCACTGTAACTAATTTTTGTGTCACTACAATACTTGTTAAATCTATTCTCAACAGATTGGTTTGTTGGCTTGGCATTATTAGCTGTCATACCAGATTTAACATTTTCATTAAATATTTCATCCTGTATTTGTTCTTTTGCTATGCTTTCCCAAACATTATATTTTTGTTGAATGATCTGTCTTTCCTTTTTTAACTTTCTTAACAGTGTTGCCCATCTGGCATAATATAATGGCTGTCTATCCATTGCCTTTGTTAATTCAAATGGATCATCCCATTTATCACCCAATGTTAATTGGTCAATCAAATCTGGATCATCAGAATCAAGTGGAACATCCAGTGTAGCAATAGCTTGTTCGATCTTATTGCTAAACATTTTTCTGATATCAAAATCCTTTGTTATTTTTTTAGCCTCAACTGTTAAATCCTTAATTGGTTTATCAATCAAAGATGAAACTTTTTTTGGTGGAATGGGTGGTAATTTAGCCATAATAATTATTTTTTGTCCATTTGTTTATTTAATATACAATTTAATTTTCAAAACTGTTTTTATTTCTTATTATTTGCTGTTGGTGTTCCTGTGTTTTCCATAAGATATTTCATTGGTGAAGCCTTAACTTGTCCTGATCTTACTTTCTGCTCAATATCCTTATTAGTTGTTTCACCTTCAATGTGTCCAACCAATTGCCAACTTCTTTTTATCAATTCAATTTTCCTTTTGTCATCAATGAAAAAGTTTTTGTCATCTTCTTTCTTGATGTATAATTTCAACAATGAACCAACTTGAAAAAATTTTGAAAATTTCATAACACCTTCTGGCCACATTATACAAGACAAATACCCTGTTTCATCTTCTAATTCAATGAATGCCATTTTCTTTCCTTTTTTAGTCCAGTGCCATTTTACCCTTGTAACCAACACCACTGATTCCCTGATGCCTTTTCTTATATTGTATTTGATATCAACCAAACTGGTGCTATTTGATTTGTGTTCTGGTGCTAATGTTGAACATGGGTGTCTTAACAAATACCTCTGCCATGGATTCATTTTCTTGTATTTATCTTTCATTGAACCATCTGATTCAATAATTTCTCTAAATTCATCCAAGTCAACTATTATGTCAGCATAAATAACTTCATTAAATGATAACATATTTCCAACCATAATAACTGGTGTCTGCAAACCTCTATCTATAATGTGTCTGAAGGTTGGAAATATATCAATATCAATATTGATTCTTTTGATTCCATTTGTATTCTCAATATTAACATTGGCATATCTTTTGCCCCAACCAATTCTTTTCTTTTCTTTATCATCAGGAACTTCTTTATGAAAATCACCAACATTGTTGTATTTTATATCAACCAAAGTTCCTTTGAATATGCCTCTTGTCCTGTGTAATCCACCTTCACCATGTTCTAATTCATTATCATATGTTTCATCCACATTTATATACAGTTCAGTGTTTTGCCTGTCTGTAAACATGTATTTATCCATCTTTTCATAATATTCTATTTTGTGTTTATAAGGTGGTATTGGACAAACCAATGACATAATTTTCACTTGGTGTTCTTCATCTAATAAATTTTCATCAGTGTCATATTCCTTATATAAATTTTCAGCAACATCCTCTTTGACTTCCATCATTCTTTCAACAACTGTTATTTCATCCTCACCATTCTTTCTTTCAATAATTATATTTTTAATCATAGCACCAATTGATGGATACAATGATCTGAAAGCACCAGCTTTGACAAGTGCTAAAATTACACCTTTGTGCACCTGTCTTCTATTTACTTTTTCAAGAAAATTGTGTAATGATGTAAATGGTTGCTTTTCACAGATATCAGTGCTTGCTTTTATTCCACATCCTTTTATATCAACAAGCCCACTTATGATGGTCTTTTCATCCACTATCTTGAATTGTATGTCACTAAGATTTATGTCAGGTGTTTTTACATCAAGTCCATTCTTTCTGGCATCTGATACAAATCTTAAAATTTCACTTTGTTCTGGCTCATGTCTTAACAGGGCATAAAAGAATTCAACAGGATAATGAATTTTCAAAAACATGCCCCAAAAAGATATCATTCCATATGCTGCAGCATGTGCTTTATTAAATGCATATGATCCAAAGAATGCCATATTTTCAAACAGCTTATTGGCTTCACTTTCACTCATTCCATTTCTTATGGCACCAGATATAAATTTGTCTGACTCTTTACCTAATGTTTCAACACCTGCTGATTTAGCAATTTTTTTTCTCAATTCATCAGCAGTTGCTTCTTCATATCCAGCTATGTCTCTGAAACATTTAATCAATTGTTCTTGGTAAACTAACACACCATATGTTTCTTTACAAATCTCATCATATATTGGATGTGTCTTTTTGATCTTTTCTTTTCCAATTGCTCTATTGATATAATGTGTTGCTAATCCACTTCTCATGCTTCCTGGTCTATAAAGTGCGTTGAGTGCTATAACATCTTCAAATGACTTGAATGTAAGTTTTTCACATGTCTTAGTCATACCAATAGAATCAAATTGAAATATTCCTACAAACTTGCCATCTGTAAATCCTTGTAATGTATCTTTATCAGCCAAATCAATTATCTCTAAATTGATATCAATATTTTTTCTTTTCTTTATTTGCTTTAATGTTGATTTTAATATGGTCAGTGTCCTTAATCCAAGTACATCCAATTTAACCAATCCCAAGCCTTGACATTCCAGCCAATCCAATCCTGCCACTTTGACTCTTTCCTTGTTCCCTAAATCATCCTTTGAATCTCTATATTCAATCGGTACAATCTGGTGTATTGGTCTATCTGCAATTTGTATTCCTGCGGCATGAATTCCAACTTGTCTTGCCTTACCTTCCAATTTTTTAACATGTCTAAGCACATCAGGATATTTTTTATTGTATTCTATACACACATCAAATTCTTTGAAACTATCTTCAACAGATTGGCTTGCTCTGGCATCACCAGATGACCTTGTTATAATGTGTTTTGTTATTCTATTTGTTTCTGATGATGGTATTTCCATTGTTCTTGCCACATCATGCAGTGCCTGCTTTCCCTTCATTCTACCAACAGTGCCTATCTGACAAACATTTTCTTCACCATATTTATTAAACAAATATTTGAAAATTTCTTTGCGTCTGCTATCTTCAAAATCCATGTCAATATCTGGAAAATCAATTCTGCCTGGTGCCAAAAATCTTTCAAAATACAAGTTATATAAAATTGGATCAACTGATGTAATACCCAAAAGAAAACATACAAGGCTGGCTGATGAACTGCCTCTGCCTGGTCCAACCATGATGTCAACCGATCTTGCCCACTTAAATAAATCCCAAATAATAACAAAGTATTTAGCAAATTTCAAATCTTTTATTCTTTTGAGTTCAAATTCAAGCCTATCTTTGTAAATATTCCATGATTCATCTACAGTGATATTCATTATTTTGGAATATCTTTCAATAACAACATCCATGTGCCTGAACTCTCTCCAACCCTTATAACATAATTTTTTTATAAATTCATCTTCAGGCATTCCCTTAGTATTTACAGCAGGCAATATTCCTTTTTTTCTATCTATTTCAAGTTTTGAATTACATCTTTCAGCTATCTCCAAAGTGTTTTCAAGTGCTACTTTAATATCATTTTGAGTAATATATGGATGATTTTTCCTAAATGATTCAATCATCTCATCTTTATTTCTCATGTAAAATCCAGTATCACCAAATGTCCAAGCATCTTCAGCATTTACTGATTTATGGCTGTTAATATTCAATAAAACATTGTGACTTTCCACATCATCTTTATTCAAGTAATGACAATCATTTGTTGCAACAATTTTTATTTTGTGTCTATGTGCCAATCCTATCATAGATTTGTTAGCAATTTCTTGCAACTTAACATCTTGCAATCCCTTATTTTTATCACCGTGCAAGTCATGTGGTTGTATTTCTACATACAAATCATCACCAAACACCTTTTTAGCTTTTCTCATCCAAGCATCTGCTTCATCTTCTTTTCCAGCTATAATCATTTCAGGTGCAAATCCACCAATACAAGCTGTTGTGATAATAATTCCTTCATGATGTTTGAATAATAAATCTGAATCAATTCTTGGTCTGCTATAAAATCCATCTTTCCATGATAAATAATTCATTAAAAATAAATTTTGTAATCCAACTTGATTCTTGGCAAAAGCTAAAATATGAAATCTTTTCTTAAATCCATTTTCATCTTCAAATTGTTTTAATTTTATCTTATATTCACTTTCACTACCACACTCACCTCTGATCCTTGATTTTTCACTATCTGGAACACCTTTAATCCTATAATCATGTAAAGAAGCATAAAATTCAATTCCAAATATAGGCTTAACCAATCCACTGTAATCATATTTTGTGCCATTGTAATCAAATGGTTGGCTTGTTTTGATCTGTAATTGATACATTGAGCGCATATTCCCGTGTTCTGTAATGGCCAGAGATGACATGCCCATTTCTCCAGCCTTGATTACATATTCTTCAACTTTTGGCATTCCATCAAGTGTACTAAATTCTGTATGGCAGTGTAAATGTACAAAATCAGATTTGTTATTCATTTCTTTACCAGTTGATTCATTATTTGATCCACACAATCTTCAATTTTAGTTCCTGATTCATTATATATTTTCACACAATTTACTTTCATATTTTTTGCTAATTCATAAAGTGTAAAAAATACCCTATGTAAATCTAAATATTCACCATGATTTTCCATCCATCCTTGTTTCAAGCCTCTGGAATGAACTTGTTCCCAACTTGAATCAACCCAAACATACAATCCATTATTAGCTTTCAAAGATGTAAACCACCAATTCAATATATCTGATGAAATTACTTTCCTATTTTTGTAAAATCTATATGCAACAGATGATGGCAACGATCTATCCAATATCACACTCTTAAATCCTGTTTGATTGATAAATTCCATTATCACCATATCTTCATAAAAATCATTTGTTGGTGATCCTAATTGTTCTATTGACTTGACCAATGGTGCCAAACCTTTATTTTGACTAACATTGACAACTCTGACTATTGGAAATTTGACAACTCCAGACAATTTCTCAGCAATAGTTGTTTTGCCTGTCTTATTTATTCCTTCAAATACAATCATGTGTCCTGCTACACTTTCTGAATTAAATTGGTGTATAATTTATACATCACCAAATATGTTTTTAATTGATTTGTAAATTATCTCAAGCCCTTTTCCAACTGAATTATTATTCAACATTGGTGTTATTTTTATGGCATTCATTCTAAATGTTGGAACAAATAGTTTATTTCTTAACATTTCATCACTAAGTTCCATTGCTCTATCATCATCTACATCAAAAGCAATCCACAATCCCTTGCCCCTAACATTTGATAAGTGATTCATATTTTGTAATTCATTCATTATTTCATCACCATCAGCTATTATCTTCAACATCAATCTATCATCCTTGTATCTATCTATCAAATGTAAAATACCACTACAACTTAATGGTGAACCACCAAATGTACTGTAATGAACACCAGGCTTAAATACTTCAGCAAATCCACCTCTTGCCAGTGTTAATCCTGTTGGAACACCACAAGCAATTCCTTTACCTAAACACATAACATCTGGTATTACATCATAATTATCAAATCCATTGAAAAAACCAGTTCTGCCTGATCCAACTTGAACTTCATCAAATACAAGTGGAACATTGTGTTGTTTACATTCTTCTGCTAATATTCTCATCCAAGTTTTATCATATACAATTGCATCATTATTTCCAAACATAGTTGCCAACATAACAGCTTGAGCATCATCAAAATCAATTTCTGATATCTCTGTAAAGTGTTTGAAACCTTCTAAGTGTGGTTCAAATCCTTCATAATGATATTTTGCACCATCTCCAGCTGATACAGCACCATAAGTTCTACCATGAAATCCATCTTTATAGGTGTAAATTGTTTTACATTTTCTTTCCAACAAATAATTCCATTTTCTAACAATTTTAATTGCTGCTTCAACAGCTTCACTTCCACTGTTACAAAAAAACACTTTATCCATATGAGTCATATTACATACAGTTTCTGCTGCCTTTTCTTTCAATGAATTTCTAAGTGTATTTGGTATGTGTTGTGGCACCCTTCCAAGTGATCTTGATAGTTCAAATGGTCTGTATCCTAAATTCACTGTTCCAACATCTGCAAACCAATCCAAATATTTCTCACCATTGGTGTCAACTAAATATTCATCATGTGCATCAATTATTTCAATATCTTTAACACTGACTGTGTTCATTATGTGTGACATTTTTATTCCTTATAAATTTGTAAACATGTTGTTGTTCTTTTGAATCATACTCTTTAATTATTTTATGTTGTATTAATGGTGCTATTAAATCCAAATCAGTCATAAATGAAAACACTTTTGAATATTCTACAATGTCCAAAGACACCAACCAATCTTCATTTATTCTTAATTCAAACTGATCAGACAATTTGTCAGGGCATTTAATCAAAACATCAGCCAAAGACAACACCGCTTCAGCTGATGAATTTTTATTCTTATTATTTAATACAATTGATGTATTATTTACCTGTCCAAACATCTCTGTCCCAAAGTTCAGTGTATTTTGGTATCAATCTTTTCATCAATACCTCTGTTGGTGTGTCTTTTATTACATCTGAATATACTTTCTGCATAGAATCAATCATGTTGTGTGTATAATAAAGTGGACAAACAGGCAGTGTATCTCTCAAATCAACCCTTCTTTCATTCTCATGTTTGAAAGTACATTCATTGAATTTTCCTTCAATAAAACAAGGTGGCAATACCATTTCTCTGAATATTGGATGAATCTTTTCAGCCAATTCTGATACCATTGATTTGATAACATATCCCCACAATCCATATTGTAATATCCAGCACGATCTTTTGCCAATGATGTGTAATAATCCAGACAAATTGATTGTCCAGCTTATATCCATTGTTGTAGCCAGTGGCAATAAGTTCCTTGCATCTTCCATTGGAATGCCTTGTTCAACCAATTGAGTGTATCCCTTTTCTATTTGTTCAAGTGTGTTTATATAAATTTTCACAGCTTCAACATTTTCTTCAACTGATTCTGGAACAAAAAACTTATTACTTTCAATAAATTTGCTGTAATCCATAATTCTCATGGATTGACTCCACCAGCTTGATTTATTCTGATCTGGTATTATATCAACACCAAAGTTATCACCAAAATGTACACCAATTCTGTGTCTGACCATTTGTTCTCTGTGACTAATTGGATCATTATTAAGCATAAATGTAAATGAGACATTTTCAGAAACAGGTATTTGTTGGGCAATTACTTTCCTAAATATATCAATCACCTCATCATTGAATTTTTCATCCCAAAGC